CTGCGGGTGCTTGCCCGGCGTACCGCAGTCCTTGCCCTTCCAGCAGGTGCACACGCCCGGCTCAAGGCACCCCCACAACTTCACGATCTGCCATCCGCGTGCGGCGTAGCTCGCCGCCAGCTGTCCGATTCCCGTCGTCGCCATTGCCATCGTCCCTCCATGTGTTGTAAAAACAGACGCCGGGGCGGCACTGCGCCGCCCCGGCGCAACGTCACTCGTCGCCAAACTGCTTGGAAATCCGCGTGAGCGGATCGGTGTAGAGCCGCTTGATCACGAGCCCCTCGTCACGCGATACCGTCCCGATCAGTTCGGGCACAACTTGCGAGTAGTCGATCCCCGACTTGCTCGCCACCTTCTGAAGCGTCAGCGAAACATTCACCATCCAGTGCGGAACTTTCAGCCGCTTGATAAACGGTGCGAACGTCGACAAGCTGCCGCCGCCGACCGAGATCAGCACGGGCCACGCTTCGCCGGGCTGGAGGATCGCCACCGTGCGGCTCTCCTTTACCCGACGGCCGACGCCACCCTTGCCCGAACCCCATCCGAACGGCGAGCCCTCGGCACCCAGTGCCCGCCAGTCATAGGTGCGGTCACCAACGCGAAACGCCTCCAGCTGATCCGCGTCGATGTCCCCCAGCGAGTCGTTCGTCCGAGTCGCCGTGAAGAGGTCGTGCGAAGTCAACACGGGCCGCTGCCCTTTTGTCGGCTCGTCACTGCCCCACAACTGCCCCAGCGGGGCCACGAGGCACAGCAGGCCCGTGATAGCCTTGCTCTCCACCTCGGCACCGTCGGAATTGACGTACTGCCACGTCCTCCCGCCGCCCGCCGGCGTCTTGATCCGAATCAGGTCGCTGACCTGAATCGTCTCGCCTGCCGAAAGATTCGCGGCCATCGCTTCGGCAAACAGGCTGTCACCCTGCAACGCCAGAAACCCCGGCTCCAAAACCGCCAACTCCGTCTCAGTCTTCTTGCTCATTTTTAAACCTTTCGTATCCGAACTATCAACCACTCGTGCGGCTACGCAGCCGCACGTCTACAAACTGACTCACCAGACCTTCGAACCTTGTCCCATTCACCGCGTCTTCCAACGCACACCCCGTGTCCTTGGCACGCTCAACCAGCCACGCCTTGAGCGTTGCCGTGTTGAGCGTGATCGCGTCGGCCAATTTCTCGTCGTGCGCCGCCGCGAGGATCGCATCGCGGTTGCCGACCAACACGGACAGCCGCAGGGATTCCTCCACACGCCATGTCCTCCCCGCAACTCGGCACCCATCGAGGCCGCTTCCAGCGAGCTTCTCCGCAGCGAGGCTTTCAAGCTCGCTGAGTGCCTTGTCCATCACCTTCAGCCTCATAGCGACCACGTCGCGTTCCGACTGCTTCGTCACCACCATCGCCAGAAGGTCGGATAGACCCTCGGGTGCAGTCAGCGACTCGGCCAGTGCATCAAGATCAATGCTCATGCCACCACCCCTGTCCTCGGCGAGAGTTTGTCCAGCACCGCATCGACAACGTTTCGACGCTCACTGAGTGCCGCGTATACCTGTTCGTCCACCGTACCTTGAGTGACAAGGTGGTAGTAGCGAACGCATCGTGTCTGTCCAGGCCGCCGTAGCCGAGCCAGACTTTGCTCGTACTCGCCAAGCGAAAAGCCGAGCGAGTAGTACACGCAGTAGGCGGCTCGACTTAGGTCGATACCCGCACCACCACTTTGAATTTGCACACCGATGATCGTGGCCTCACCCGCTTGCCACGTCGCAAGCTGGTTCGACTCGCCGCTCAACTCCGCATAGGTGCGGCCCATCCGCCGTGCCATCGCACCGACCTCAGTAAGATCAGCACGAAACCGGCAGAACACAACGACCGGCTCAAGGTCGCTGAGGTCGCTCAAGCGATCCTCCAGCGTTGCCGCTTTGCTCGGCATCCCGTCGATCAGCACCAGCCCCGACTCAGCAGTTCGGGCGTAGCCACCCGTCGCTTGCTGGAGCCAGAGCAGCTTGGTCAGCGCGTTGCCGGCCGTCACTGTTCCGGCCTCGATCTGCGCGGTCATATCCCGCTCGAGGTCTGTGTAGTACCTCAGTGACTTGCCGGTCAGCTTCACCGGCAGCACCTCGTGGAACGACTCGGGCAAGTCGAGCACATCGTCGATATTCACCCGCCACATATAGGGATCGGTCTTGGCGACAAGCTCGTCTTGGTGCAGCCATCGCTTCACCTGCGAGGGAAACCGCGTATCGCAGTCGGCATAGCGGCCGCGGAACCGTACGAACGACGAGCCCAGCACCTCGGGATCGAGGAATCGAAACTGCCCGTAGAAGTCGAGCGGGCTATGCGGAATGGGTGTGCCGGTCAGGCAGAGCCGCTTCGCGTCAGGCTGCTGCGCCGCCAGCTTCGCCAGCCAGCGAGAGGCTTTTCCGCCCGGCGACTTGATGCGGTGCGACTCGTCCAGAATGATCGCGTCCCACTTCACACCGGCAATGGCCTTGGCAAGTTCGCCACGCCACACCGAGTCGTAGTTCACGATCATGCAGACACCGCCCCGCTGCGCCGCGTTGGTCAGCCGCTTGGCCCGGCTCGCCGTCGAGCCGCCGACGAGTAGGACGGGGTCAAGATTCTGCGCGGCGATCGCCATCAGGGCCACGAGACTCTTGCCCGTGCCCATGTCCAGAGCGAGCATCGCAGCGCGGCGGCTTGCCGCCCACGCCGCAGCGTCGCTCTGGTGTGCCCACGGCGTCACGTCGCCGCTGGCGTGCAGTGCGATCTGCTTGACCCACGCGGGGCCGACCGCGATCGGGCACACGATCAGGATGTTTTGCTTCGACACTCGACACTCCTTTTTCTGGGTCTGCTTCAGTCGCCACGGATTCCATTCCTTCCACCGCACGTCAGTTGTCATCCACCACCTCCGCTAAAATCTCCTGCTCAATCGACTCCCAATCGACGCCGATCCGCTCGTCCACCCACGCAGCGATCTGCTCCAGCCGTCGGTGCGTGAGCGGCTCCGAGAGTGCAGTGCCGTCAGTCGGCGTCACGCCCATGATCCACAGGTTTTCGATGTCCACCGTCGCCGCCTCAAACGGCCAGTGGCCGGGCTTTGCTTTGACGGGTGGAGTCACGACAAACTCAAACTCATAGCCGATTTCCACCGCACCAAAACCAAGCTCGCCGGCGTCGTCGGGCATCATGCCGCAGTATGTTTCGCTCATCCTTCGATCCCCCTTAGTTCAGCAGTGGCGGTGTCGATCTGTTTCCGCAAGGCTTCCCAGCGGTCGAGCAGTATCTCCACGACCCGCCGCTTCGCTGCGACTTCTGTGTCAAACCATTCCGCCGGCTTGGCAATCAAGAGGCGATCACCCTGCCGCACCACGTCCTTGCCGTCTTGCTCTATGCCGGTCACAACACCCGTGAAGATGTGCGAGTTGAGTCGGTCGTACCTCTCGCCCTGAAACTCGACTCCGACCCATGGGTTAAAAACCGTTGTCCCGATAACCATTTTTCTGCCTCCGTGTGTTCCGTTCACTGTTTGAAAAAAAGAGTCGGGGTGAGCGGGTGAACGGAGGAAACCGCTCACCCCGACGACAGCCGCTTGCGCGGCGTCTAGCGGCGGACTAGACCGCCATCTCGTACACAAGTCGTTCAGCCCGCTGGACGTGCGAGTCGTGCATCGCTCGAACGATGCGGGCCATTTCAGAAGGATTGCCGCGTCGCGTCGCGTCGTGCTGCACATAGCCCTGGATCGCGTTGAACGCTTCCCAACCGGACACCACAAAGTCGCTTCCCATATCAGGGCGACCCGTTGCCGACCGCTCTTTCTGGAGCCTGCGGAAAATGGCCTCGGTGCGATTCCTGTGGATCGTCAGGCCACGCCCCTCGCGGTCGTCGGGCGTGCCGTAGATCGCGGTCAGGAAGTCGACCATCTTCACGCGTCGTTCTTCCATGCCGTGGATCACGTTGGCGAGGTTCTGCCAACCCGCTTCCAGCCCGCCGAACGCCAACCGCAACTCGTCCATCTGGAGCCGTAGCCCCGACGTGTGCCGGATTGCCACCTGCGATCCTTCGACTTGTCGCATGATCGACATATTCCGGCAGGCGTCGCGGAAGAAGCCGAGCGTTGCGGAGAACGAGCCAAGCCCGCCGTAGGGTGCGTCGATCATCAGCCGCGGGAAAATGTTGTCCCGCGTTCCGAAGATGGACACGCGGTGTTCTCGCGTTGGCTGGATCGCCACATAGTGCCCGTCGCGGAAGTGTGTCCGCACAGCGGCCACTCCTCCGAACGCAGAGCCAGCCGCTTCGACCAGTGCCAGCACGTCGTCAGTCGTGTGCGGGACGTATCGCCCGCTCACGCTGTTGCGGCCGATGCACGCCCCCGTGTCGCTGCGGAACAGCCCGTAGTGCGGCGTCCGCAATCCATCCGGCCCCGACAGGGGGAACTTGTTCACCAAAAATCCAAACTCGTTTCGTACCGTCTCGCCGATCAGTGTTGTGTTCTCGTTCATCTTTCAGTCCTGTTGTTGTGGTTTCCGTATCCTAATAATCACCGCAAAAGTCCAATCACCGCGTCGATCGTCTCCGCGACCAAGCCGGCAAGCTGCCCGCCCGATCCGAGTTCCTGTCCTAGCCTCACAAGGGTGAGCCAGAGAATGAGTCTGTCTGTCATGCTTCACGCCCGGCCCGCGTGGCTGCGAGCGTCTCGGCGTAGTCCTGCCCAAGCTTGATTGAGTCGCCGGGGAACGCGTAGCGAGCAAGCACCTCCTTGCCTAGTTGGCTCATCGCCCGCGGCATCTCCTCCGCGATCTCCTCGGCGTCGAAGCCGATGTCGTGCAACGCCGTGCAGCAGGCCACCGTCGCCAGCCAGATTCGCTGCATTGATTCGTCGAGTTGTTTGCTCATCGTCCGTCTCCTTGTTGTGGTTTGGTATCCAAACAATCAGCCGTTGATTGCGGCGAGGCCCGCGTCAGTCAGGCGGAACCGCGAGTCGTTTTCCAGGTGGCTTCTGGTGATGCGAACCCTGCCGAAGTTGTAGGCGTAGGTGTGCTTCTCAGTCCGGGCCGGGCGAAGCACGGCGACCTCCAGTAGTCCGAGCCGCATAAGGGCGCAGTGCGTTCCGCTCCGCACCGATCCGTTGCGACCGGTCAGGCACGGGGCCGATCCGTCCATCGTGGCGTCCGCATAGGTGCGGAGGGCTTCCAGTTGAGTCTTGCTGATTGTTGTGGCGTTGGTCATCATCGCGTCTCCGTAGTCTTGAGTCGTGCAGCCCCGCCGCACAGTGCGGCGGGGCTTGGGTATCCGAACAATCAGCCCCACGCCCCGTACAGGTCGTCGCAGAAAGAGCAGTACGCCTGCTCGTCAATCAGCTTGGCAAGCCTCGCCAGCCCGGCGGTCGTGATCCTCGCCGCCTCGTCGCCGGGGTTCGTGGCGAGGCCACGCAGCACGTCGCGGAGTTGGTCAACCGTCAGTGAGGCCATTCTGGTTTCAAGGGTCGTCATCGTTCGTCTCCGTTTCGTTGTCCCTCGCGGTGTCCGCCGCGACTGATCCCATTCTAGGCTATCGTCCTTCCCATTGCAATAGGGTGAGGCAAAATTATTTTTGGGGGGTTTTCCCGGCCAAAACCGCCCCTTCCAGCCGTACCTCGGAGTCGGTTTCGATCCAGACTTTTGCCCCGCAGGCAAGCGGGTGGTCTGGCGAGTAGACCACTCGGCACGGCCCCAGCACCTCGACCGCGGTCGCGTACGTGTTCGTCCGTCCACTCTTCACGGTGATGACGGGTTGCCGTTCGCCGGTCTTTGCGTTGCGGCGAATGATGTGCTGGTTGATGTGGATGCGTGTCATGCGTGCAGTGTCCGCGACGCGTCAAGCATCGAGTATGATTTCCCCCATGCTCAACACGTACCACTGCCCGAAGTGCTCCGCACTGCTTCACGCCACCGGCTCCATCACGATGGAAGGAGTTGCGTGTCCTGTCTTTCAATGCGACACCTGCGTCGTAACGAAGCCGATTTTTGGCGAGCCGTTTGAAGTCGCTGTGACGTTCGCGGTCAATCCACAGGGTCAACCGTTTGACCCCGTGGACGACACGCTGCTTTAGGCGTACTCCACGATCTCCCCCTCGGGGAACTCGCTCACGCGGCCCGGAAGCTCGAGCCTGAGCGACGCGAGGTAGTACGCGTTGCGAGTCTCGCCAACGTGGAGCGGTTGATCGTTTGCCCGCGTGGCAATGAGCCGGTCGGGCCACAAGGCCAGCATCGCAAACGGAGACCTGCCCATGGCCTCGCGTGCGGTCTGCGCGGCGCGGGCCATCGGCTTGCCGCGAAACTTCTGGAGCATCAGCCCCAGCACCTCGCTGTCACACTCGGTTTCCATCTTCAAGAGGTGCTTCGCCACGAGCGATCGGTAGTGGTGGATGACGCCGTTGTGCACAACCCACGAGTCACCGCCGTCGTGCGGGTGATTGTTCGTGTTGGTGTCTGGATCGCCGTGCGTCGCGTAGCGGCAGTGCCCAACAAGCAGCCGCGCGTCCTTCGCCATCGCAAGCAAAGCGAGCGAGTCAACGATGCGGCCTGTCTGCTTGTAGCTGCGGAGCTTGCCGGTGCCGTCCACCCACGCGATGCCCCACGCGTGCGGGCCGCGGCTCATAGTGATGGTGGCGATCGACTTGATGACTGCGAGGTCGAGGGCGTTGTCACCCTTTGCAACGAATCCAAAAATGCCGCACATGGTTGAGTTCCTTTCGTGTGTTGTGGCCCCGGCGGCGATGTGCCGCCGGGGTTGGGTATCCGAATAATCAGACGGTCGGTGCAGCGTCGTACTGCGTGGCAAGGTGGACAAGCCGCTTGCGGGCGGACTGGATCGTCGGGATGCCTTCGCCCTCAATCACGCCAAAAGACTTCTGGTAGGTGACCTGCCCGTCCTGCGAGACAACCGGAAAACCGTGAGCACCGCCACGCGTCAGCCAGCCAAGCGAAAAGAGCAGGCGAGTCGCCTCAACCACACCAGCGGTCGCACCCTCACCAAGTCCAAAGTTGGACTTTGAAGCCGGCCGAGTGCTGGCGTTCCACGCAGCCGACTTCTTGCTGACCAGTGCCTTCTCAGCAAGCCCGACGCAAAGCCGAACATACGCACAAATTTTGGTGGCGTTCAGCGACGCACCAAACACGCGGAACTCAACCGTGGGCTTTCTGGTTGCAAGGTTCAGCAGGTGGTAGCGGTCATTGCTGGCGGCGCGACGGGCGAGACGCTTGTTGCCGTACTGCTTCACCGACTTGCACCAGCAGGTGCGGTAGCGGCTGCCGGCACCTTGTTCACGCGACCGCGTGCCCGTTACGGCGTAGAGGGCCTTTTCGTGATTCGACACCAGCGAGATGAGTCGGCCAATGGCGGGCGTGTTCCGCATGTCAAAGCCAACGTGAACGTGCGTGCCGCACGAGGCGTTGACTTGGCCGCCGCGCCGCTTGATCTCGGCCACCACTTCGCAAACCTGACGCAACCCATCGGCACCCTTGAGGACGGGCGAAACAAACTCGCACTTCACGCGGAGGTCGTGCGGGACAATGATGGAAGGATCGGAGTCGGCAAGCCAGCCAGCGGGGAGCCAGTCAACCTGCACACCGCGGCCGTGCGGGCCGGGGGTGACCGAACCAGCGGGCATGTGGGTTTCGATCTCGACGCCAAAGGTGAAGTCAGCAGCGTTCATCGTTCGTTTCTCCGTTTCGTTCTCAGCCGTGGTGTCCGCCACGACTGATCCCATCCTAGGCTATCGTCCGTTTCATTGCAATAGGGTGAGTCGAAATTCTTTTTGGGGTCAAAAAACCCCTTATATATAGGGTGTTTTTGCGTTTGGGGGTTTAGAAAAGGGGGCCGCTGCCCCACCCCCGACCAAACCCAGATCGGCAAAAACCCTTTTCGCGGGGGTTTCTCGGAGGCGTTCGGCCCCACGAATCCAGCGGTAAACGCACTCTGCCGCGAAAACCTACCTCTTGCGAGCATCAAATGGGCACATCGAAAAACCCTATATAAGGGGGAACGATTTCCCGGCCCGCCCGAGCCAGCCGGCCCAGCAGCCTTGGAGGAAAGCCTCCTCCAGCAAGTCGCGGTCAACGCCCTCAGGCGGCGTGTACTGCCGCAGCAGGAATGCAGCCACGTCAGCCGGCAGCGTGTCACCACGCTGACGCACGGCCTCGTGAAGGGCAACCAGCGGCCGGTCGTTCTCGATCAGGCCAGCACGCACCGCCTCGACAAACTCCTCGGGCGTCGTCATGCCTGCCTCCGCTGGGCGATCCAGTTCGGATTGCCGCTCGTCGTGTGGATCAACGGCTTGATCTTCAGCACGTCGGCGGGGGTCAACGCGGCAAGCCGCCCGCTGCTCAAGAATACGCCGATGCCGTTCCGCCGCGCCGCCCGCGAGACGGTCGCTGCCGAGCAGCCCAGCTTCGCCGCTGCTTCGTGCGTTGTGAAATAGCCCACGTCGGGAGTCTCCATGCCGTTCACCCTCATCGTAGCTAGTGTCAACCGCGAGTCAATTGGGATTCGTGCGGGGACGACCCGCTTTTGTGCGATCGCGTCGCAGATAAGCAGCGAGGTTTTGCGTGGCTGATTTTCGGCTCACCGCCCACGCCCGGCCGTTCAGGCGGAACCCCTCGAGCTCTCCCGTCTTGAGGAGTTTCAGCACCCAGACATCCGTGCAACCCAGCATTTCCGCTGCAACCGGCACCGAAATGAACTCAGGCACTTGCATTGTTTTGGCTCCCGTAGTATCCGTATTTAAGAAGGCCCGCCCTTCAAACGAAGGGCGGGCGATCAAGTGGCGGGGACAGGATTCCACCGCCGGGCGACACGGGCAGGAAGCAAGAGGTATGAACTAAGTCTAGGAGACAGCATGACCTTGTATGAATTGTTTCACGACCACTACCGTCCGCTACGTTTGCGCGGGCGTAGCCTCAACACTGTGCGGCTTTATGGCTGCACAATCAGATCATTCAGCAAATGGCTACGCTACGAAGCCACCGTCGATGACCTGACTGACCTGACGCTTTCCCGCTTCCTCGACTACCGCGCTTCAATCCGAAGCCCGTACACAGTCGAAAAAGAACGCAGCCAGTTGTGCAGCTTGGCGCGGTTCGCCGCGGATCGCCGGCTTATCCAGATGAGGCCGGAAGTTCCGCCTGCCCCATTGCCCGAGCGTGAACCGCAAGCGTGGAGCATTGATTCTCTGCACGCTTTGATGCGGTCGGCCGCTGCCACACGCGGCACCGTTGGCACCGTTGCCGCGTCGGTGTTTTGGGTCTCGCTGATCTCAGTGCTGTGGGAGACAGCAGAGCGCATCGGTGCTGTCATGGCGTGCTCCCCCGGCGACTTCACCGACCCGCACCTTCTCGTGCGTGCCGAGTACCGCAAAGGCGGGAAGCGTGATCGGGCGTATCGGCTGACTCCGAAGACGTGCGAGCTCGTGCGACAAACTGCGGGGGCACAGCGTATTTTCTGCTGGCCTCAAAACAAAACCTACCTGTGGCGACGATATGCCGACGTCGTGGCACGGGCGGGGCTAGGGCACGGCCGGCACCTCGCGTTCCACATGCTGCGCCGCTCGGCAGCGTCGCACTTCCACGCTCTCGGCGGTGACGCCCAGGCACTGCTCGATCACCGGAACCCGCAGATCACGCAGCGATGGTATTTGGCGCGATGGCTGACGGATAAAAACCCGCAGCCGTGCGACGTGCTGCCGTCGCTAGGTCAAGGCCTCAACTAGTTTTGCACAGCGGGACGCTTCCTGCCCCTGTGACGAAACCTCGGCTCTTATTTATAAGGGCAGAGGTTTTGTGACACCCATTTCGCTACCCATTTTACGAGCCGTCCTACCCAATTTCGTCGGGCCGTTCGTGTTTCGCGAATCACGAACGGTCGCCCTCGGCCATGATCCTGTCGGCCTCGGCCGCTGAGAAAGATTCCGCCGCGTACCTCAGATCGACGACGCTAGGGTAGTGTCGCAACAGCCGCAGTGCTGCCTGCCGCACGGCCAGCGGGATTTTCTTGTAGCCGCCGTCCGCATAGGGAGACGCCAGGCGTAGCAGAAACTCGCGTGCATTGTTGACGGCGCGGGTGCGTTCGTAGGGGAGCGTCACTTCGTATCCTCGCCATGCACACTACCCTCGCTCAGTGTGGTGTCATCGACGTGTGTAGCGTCGGCATCCCTCGCTCGCAGCATGGCGTCGGCCCATGCGTAGGCGCGGGCCGTGAACTCGCCCATGGCGGCGACGCGGTCGCCGTCGTCGGCTAGCAGTCCCGTCAACGCTGCAGCGGCGAATGTGTCGCGGAGCCGGTCACGTTCTTCCGCCTGCCTGGCGGCTTTTCGCTTCGCCTCGCTACGCTCAATCATGGCACACTGTGCGGCGATGGCTTCCAGTGTTGGGTTGGCCCACCACACGGTCATCACTTCACCTCCGGTACTTCCCAGAACTTCGGGTCGGCAAACCTTGCAAACTGCTCCAACAGAAAAGGTTTTTCTACATTCTCCCACACCTTCCGCGCAAGCTCTTCGTCGTGGCGGCACCACCAGTACGGGTCGATAGGTTCAGTCATGCCAGTGTCCTCAGTCGTGTCGTTACCATTGCCGCCACCGCCTGTGCCGTCACTGCCCGATGACGCCGTGTTGCACGACGAGCACGAGCAGCCGCTGTCGCCGGATGTCGCAGAGTCATGGACAGTCGTCGGCTCATGCCAGTCTCTCCAGCAGCTTGCGAAGGTGGTGCGCATCCTTGCCGCACTCGTCATGGCAAGTCTCGATCAGGTGGACCATGTTTCCGATCGCTTCGCGCTCGTCGTCGGTGAGGGTATTTCCGGCTCCGGAAATACGCTCTGTCGAGGAAATCGAAGACAGACGCTCCAGCATGCCTGTCAGCACGGCGGCCGCTTCGCGGTTCTGTCCCGCGTCGGGCTCACCTGTGCAGAGCGTAGCGAGAGCCCAGTTTATCGCGACTCGCTCGCGGTCGGTGATCTGCACCCAGCCGTAATCTGCCAGCACGTCGGGCTCGTCGTCGCCAGCGACGATCCGACCGTGCGCGTGTTCGAGCCAGTGTTCGGTCATTTCGTCCTCTCCAGTAGGCCGCGAAGGATGTCCTCGGCGGTGCCGGGGATGTCATTGACATCCCCGCAGACATAGTGGAGTGCCTCACGCTCCGCGCTGGTGAGCGTGGCGTCCATTGTCACCGTCACGTTGCCGCCTTGCACAGACAGCGTAGCGTCTCGGTCTACGAGTCGGCGGATGGCTTCGCGGAGCCTCGCGCACTCGGACTCTGCGATCACAGCCCGGATCGTCTGGTCCGCAAAGGCGTGTCGCAGCCAGTCGGCATCGTCGGGGTCAATTTTCATACCGTCAAACCTCCATTTTGTACGGGTTTGCGCATACGATTGGGGCTATACCCAAACGGGTATAGCGTCACTTGTCGCACAGCGGGGGCGACGCGGGGAAAGGTAGACCCGCGCCGCCACGCCCGCCGTCCGGCTTGTTTCGCCACTCGCGGTAGAGCACCAGGGCGATCACCGCATAACAGGCAATATCGATCAGCGTGTCCTCGATGCCGTCGAACTCGCACACGCCACGCCGGAAGAAAGCCTTCACCCTGTGCATCTTGTCCGAGATTCGGATCATGCAGCCCGCCCACGCCGGCACGTTCACGACGTCCGCGCTCTGGCGGATGTTCGACAGGGCATCCTCGGCAATCCCGTAATCCCTCGTTTTTCTTAAATGCAGCACACGCATCTCGTCGAGCACGCCAAGGAACTCCCTCGAGCCCGGCCGGATGTCGTCGTGTTCTGCAACGTGGGCGGCGTACTTCTCTGCGCTCTCCTTCGTGAGATGCTTCCAGCGTTCCGTCGCGTCGGGCTTCGGGTGGCACTTGCCGCCGTTGCAACAGCCATCACTGCGGGCCTCGTGAACAGACATCATCGCCTCGTTGTGATCGGCCAGCGTCTGTATGGAATCTTGCATAGTTTTTCTTTCAATGAGCAGTCGTGCCACGTCCGCAGCGAGTCCACCCGCCGTGCCGCACCACTGCCCCTGGTATCGGTACGCACGGGCACGGGCCTCGGCGATGTACTCCGCAGATAGGGTGTACGTCATGGGTCAAGCCTCGGGGCGGCGACGTGCATTGCTGATAGGCCGCCAGACGGTGCGTAGAGAAATGTTTCCATCGCTTGCCTTGCACCGACGTAGCCGTTCGTGGAATGCCAATCGTCAGGCGGATTGAGGGCCGGGGCCGTTCGCACGATCACTCCTTGCAGCGTCTCGATTGGCCGGCTCCACTCAGCAGCCTGCGAGTGGAAGTGCCCCGTGTGCCACTCTCGGTGCGGGCACTGACTCCACTGCTGCGCCGCTTCCAATGCCATCAGCTGCGGAAGCTTGGATTTTGCTTTGTGCCCATGTGCGAAGCCCAGCAGCGTCCCGCCGCTTGAAAGGTATTGCCTGCCCGTGAAGTCGGGCTTGATTGTGACCCGCCTGTCGTTTCGGAACCGCTCTCCGAGGATGCGCTGGAACGTCCACGTCAACACCTCGTCGTGGTTGCCGTTGACCACCACGACGTCGGTCGGCGCGCTATCAGCAGAGCGTTCGACGATAGCCAATAGGCTATCGCACCCGACCTCAATCATCTTCTGGAGCCGGCCGTCACGCTCCAGCGGAGTGCCGCCGGTCGTCGTGCCGCCGGGCGTGTCGTAGTGGAAGAGATCGCCAATGAAGGCAATCGTGCGACGAGCGGGCTTGTGCGTATCGCCAACCGCCAGGAGCTCGCCGCTCGCGTCGGCAATCATGCGTGCCGCGATGTCGAGATCGTAGTCGCCGCCGCCGGTGGTCTTGCCCCAGCAGTATTTTCCCAGATGAGAATCCGCCACAACGAGCACTTGCCACGGCCCCGCCCGCTTCGGTGCTTTGACAGCCTTGGTCAATGGTCGTCGCAGCCGCGCCGCTGCGATCATCGCCTCGACGATCTCCCTCGTCGTCGGACCGCCTTTCGGCTTGAGCCGCACAAACACGCGGTGCAACTCAATCGAACCGCCTTTCCCGTCGCCGCACTGCCACACCGTGGCCTCGCTGGCTGCGGTCTCAAAGCGAGTCATGTCCGCCTCGATGTGCTTCAGCAAGTCCTCGACGGTCTTGATCCGTCGGCTCGTGGAACGTGCCTCCAGCGTGTCGCCTGTTTGCGACTGCGTGACTTGCTCGGCATCGGCTGCCGGCGTCGGAGCCGGCAGCTTCGCCCGCACGTCTGCGCTCAGCGGTCGTCTGACAGCCATACGGACAGACCTTTCAGGGCGATGATGGGCCAGCCGCGATCCAGTGCGGCCGACCGGATACAGCGGGCCAGCGTGTGCCGTTTCACGTCGCCCATTTCGCCGGCAAGGAACTGCGTACGCATCGCCAGCAGTTCGGCCTGCCCGTCAGGAGGCAGCCTGTCGAGCCACGTCGTCCGCACTGACTGCGCTGCCAGCAGCGCGGAGACATCACCCAGCAGGCTTTTTGGGAGGCTTTTTTTCGCCACGTTTCCGGCCCTCCTTGGCCGTGCGCCGCAGGAATACATTGCCGTCGTCGTCAGGCGTGCCGTGCACGAAGTCATCGTCGTCGATGATGTCGTCGGTCGAAACAAACTCAGTCGGCGGCTTCGGCTTGCGTGGCATCGGGTCGCCTCGTGATTACGTCACCTTGCCGTCGCAGACCGTGAACACTGGTGCCGCCGCCGCCGCTGCCGCTGCCGTGTCGGCGGGGGTCAGCAACACGGAGACGGGCGAGCCATCAACAATCCGCGTGTTGGTTCCGTCGGTGTAGATCACTACCGCAGACCACTTGTATCGCACGGGAACGTACGACGGCGAGAACGGGTCGGTCTCGTACATGGCCGTCGCCGGTGGGTACGAGACGCCAAACGGGAACGTGACAGACAGGACGCCGCCTGAGTACGACCACGGCAGCGTGCTGCTGAACGCCTCTCCGCGCCGCGCGATGACAGGATACGTCCCCTGCGGTGCAGCCGGTGTGTTGTAGGCAAGCGCACGGGTGCCGGTACGCCATTGCAAAAAGTCGCCCGGCGAGAAAATCATTTGGATCGGCGCGGTCGTTGCTGGCGTCGGCCACGCGACAATGACTTCGTTTGTCTCGAAAGTCGGGAGCGCATAGACCACAAGGTGTGCGACGTCCAACGCTGCGGAGCCTTCGCAGACCGTGATCTGTGCCGTGTAGTTCCGCCGAGCGGAAATGGTCACAGGAAGATAGAGCGGGAGCGAACGAGCCATGCTGGTAGTCTCCTGCGTGTCATTGTGCGGGGAGTGTCAAGCTCGCCGCATTCCGTATCGCCCGCTTCACCAGTATCTTTCCTGCCATGTCGATGAACGGTAGCCCGCGTGCCGTCGCCTGCTCGCGCAGCCAGCCGACGATGGTGTCTAGGTTGGCTGCGCACCACCCCGGCGCTTCCTGTTCGCGCCGATCCATTTCAGCAGCGTGCGCCCGGCAGGCACAGTCGGGGGCGGAGGTGATGCCGATCATGGCGAGGAGCTTTTTGAGTTCCGTGCCGGGGCCGTGCGTGGGTGAGTGGGGCGGCTCGATTATCACCCCATCCCCCTGCGGCACTTCGCACTGCCGAAGGCACGACACGCATGACGTTTGCCTGCCGCACGACACGCATACGCCGACTGCGTCAAATACACAAGAAATGTTCATTCGGCACCGATAATCGAAAACGATCCCGAAATGCTTCTGTCCAGGTAAGCATCAGACGCCGTTCTGTCGGGCGTAACATCCCAACCAGGCTCGACGGAAACGCCGGAGCCACTCCCAGACCCCATGCAAAACTCGCCCCTCTTGCCGACGCCACTGATTGGCCCGTAGAAGTTGGCGCGAGATATCTGGCCGTTAATCCGTCGGCCTGCCGGAGCCAAGAGCGGCGGCTGCACCGGAAAAGCGACTGACAGGTAAAAGTAGCACGAAGGGGCGTCTAGATACCCTCCAATACTCGGATCGCGGATGCGGCCCGCGCTGGTTGTCATGAAGATATATGCCATAAGGGAGTTGCTTGATGGCGTTGCCGGGCCGTAATACACATAGCCAGACGCCCCGCTCTCGGCAGAAGTTCTCGCAAGCGTATAGCTCTGAGCAAGCGAGATCCCTTCAGCGCAATCCAGTTGCTCATTGTAGATGGACGGATCAATTGGATAAGTGTTCAAGACCGAATAGCATTCGCCAGATATAGACACAGACACATGAATCGACTTCGGCATCGCCCCTGTGTCTTGCGTGCCTGACGGGCACGGGCACGCCACCACGCACGGATTTGGACTGCACGTCGTCCCCACCCCCTTAAACACCTGCCCCGTCCCTTGGCACTGACACTGAGGCGTGACGCTGCACGTCGTGCCCTCGCAGCACGCGCCCTCTTTGCAGGCGTTGAGGCAGTCGGCTTCGGTGGCGTAGCTTCCCGAGGTTGCGGGCGAGCCGTTGTACGTGGAGACTTGGCGGCAGGTCATTGTTTGTCGTTACGAGTACACGACCCCAAGGATGTCAAGCTTGCAAAATGTCTTATAGGAATTGTAAGAAGTGCCTGGGCCACCGTTAAATATTTCGCCACCCAAATACGACGAGAAAGACTTTCCGATAATCCAGTCCCACCTACGAGCATCAGTGACTTCAGTGCACGGCTTCGCTTCAGTTGGCTGCTTTTGTACGGCGCAGAAAATGCCGCTTGCCGATGCAGTTCCGCACGGAAACGTGAACGACCCAGGGACAAGTATTCCAGATATAAGGACCGTGAATTGCATCGCAGATTGTGACTCAGCAAGCCGCAGTCGTACCGACCTGCCTTCGGTTGAACCACTGGCAGGCCTTCCCACCTGATGCGTCCATGCGTCTTGTGCTGGCACGCCGAAAGAATTACTTGCCACAGCGGTTTGCGATTCCGCAGGTATTGATCTACGTTCGCTAGAAACAATACATTCCACAAACGCACTAAGAGATACCACAACAGAAACAGGGTTTCCGAAGCAACACGCCCCGTATCCGTCGTAGCACCACCACCCACCACAGCACCCGCAGTTCTCTGCGACCTTGCCGTCCTTGACGATCAGCGATCCGTTTTTTGTTGCAAGCGTCATGTGCAGGCCGTTGTGTCAATCCAAGCCAAGCCGCCGGCAGCCGCGTGGCCGAGGGCCTGCTGCTTGCCCGCCGAGTAGTTTGGCAAACCCGTGAAATCAAACGAGGCCGCGTAGAACGTGCCGTTCGCTCTGGCAATCACCACCCATACGCCGCTCGGCAGTGTGGCGATGTAGTTCCACGCGTCAACCGTATTGCCGGTCGCCGCCGCTTCGGCACCGCCCTCGCCAACGTGAAGCGTCAGCGTCTGCTTCGTGCCTTTTGTCCACGCGGCAGTCGTTTTGCTCAGGTAGTGCGACGACGCCTGTGCGTTGCTGCTGCCACGCGGCCCGTCTTGGTTGCGGCTGCTGCCCTGCACGGCCCGCACCGTCTCGGCAATGGCGAGCGCAGACTCCCGCGTGAACTTCACGCCGTTCTTCGTGGCTTTGTCTCGTGCCATGCTAGTTCGGTATCTGTGTAAATGCGCCGTTGAATGGAAGCTCGTTGTAGACCTTGAACGTGAGCATGTCTGGCGGCGAGCCGTTTGTTTTCGCTACGCCGTTTGATAAAGCCGACGGGTCGCTGACCGGCTCCATGTTTGCGTCAAGAATCTTTTTCTTCCTGCCGCCTACAACCTGCTGGTAGCCAATGTCCCACAGCTTGAGGTTCCAACCCTCAGGCCGATACGCAAGCTCGACCGACACCGACCAATACGACACGTCCTGCCCGCCAACTTGCTCAACCTCGCGTTGCCCGCTGATGCCCTGACATTTCACGCTGCCGGCTGGCATCCCCGACCACGAGTCAGAGTTCACCGCATTGACGTACTGCATGGCAATGAAGCGTGGGAAGCTTTGCCGACTGCCTGTGATCTGGATGTGCCACGACGAGTATTCTTTTTCGGCACCTTCCAGCGGGTCGCCCGCGGTGTTGACGATAAACGCGGGGCTGCTGAACCCTTGGTTGTAGTGCAGGATCGCCGGCCCGCTCGCCACGCTGCCACTGAACGTGAACTTATCCGCGCGATCCCACGGGGCAAGCTGCTTGTCCTCGGGCTTCACGAGGTCGTACGTGAATTCCACCTTGTAGTGGAGCGGGTCGCCGTCCTGCTGCGCGTTGATCTCGGTGCAGTACACCGGAAACTCGGGATGCTGGTCGAGCCAGTTGATCCCGCAGACTTGGGCAATAGCGGAAACGGAGGTCGTCGGATCGTCAACCGTCACGACGAACGTGCGTTTGCATTTCACGTTGCTGCCAAACGTCTGCTGCCCGCCGCGACCGTCGCACACTTCGATGTATCTCATATCTTCACGACCTCTTCCTCGCTCAGGACAGTCACGACGCTTTCAAGGAGCCTCGACTGCTTCTTCATCTCGGCCAGTTGTTTCTTCGTGGGATCGTCTTGGCCGCGCAGCAGACGGAAGAACGTGCTGGCCCCTTCGCTGCTATTCACGCTGACGGCTTGGTTCGCGCGGCGGTCAGGTGCGTTGTTCTTTTCCGTCTTCTCCGCGATGTCGTCTACGCTCGACTCAAGCTCGGTGCGGAGCGTGCCGACCCGCTCCTTGAACTGCGCGGGGTCGATGACGCCGTTGTTCAAGGCGTCTTGCAGCTTCGCCCGATCTTCGCGGAACTTATCAGCGGGTGACTTCTCGCCGCCGCCCGGCAGGCTATCGGCTGCCTTCTTGCGTACTTGCTCCTTCGCTTTCTTTTTCTCGTCGTCAGTCAGCGTGCCGTTGTCGTCAATCGCCTTGAGTTCCTCGGCAATCTTCGCCCCCTCGGTCTTGAGCGAGTCACGAATCTTTTCGGCAAACTTCATGTCGTCGCCGACTCGCTTGAGTTCTTCGTTCATCGCGTCGGCAGCCTCGGCCATCTGGGCACGAGCGGCGTCGGGATCGATCAGCCCCTTGTCGAGTTTGTCCTTGATCTCCTGCGCGGCCGTGGCAAACTCAACCTTCGCAAGCAGAGCCGCGGCACCAAGCTCCTTGCCAGCACCGGCTGATTTCTTGATCTCAGCAGTGATGTCCTCGGACGCCTTCTTCTGATCCTCTTGGATTTTCTTGAGTGCCATCCCCGCCGGTGTCTGCGCCACGTAGGCGTCAGTAATCTTGTTTGCGGCCTCGGCACGCTGCTCGGCGGTGAGCAGCCCTTGTCGCTCAAGTTCGTAGAGTTCGTGCACCTGTGCGGTCATCTTCTCGTACGGCGAGAGCAAGCCTTCTTTGATCGACTTGGCTCGATCAATGGCTTGCTTCTGACGTTCGGCCTCAGCGTCCTTGAGTTGCTTTTGCTTTTCGAGTTGCTCCTCGATAGCCTTCGTGTCCTGCCCGCCGGTCTGCGCGGGGACCGAAAAGCTCATGCCAAAAAACTTAGCAACGGCCTCGGCCTTCTTGAACAGATACTCGAGGAACTGAGCAACGGGCGTCACGACAACTTGCAGGATGGCCGATATGCCACGAATCATATTGGCAATCACCATACCGGCGACACGAAACGCAACGCCAAAGATGCCGCCCAATGACTTGAGCAGCGGGCCGATCTCGGCACTCATGTCAGCGAACGCTCCGATAGCAATCGCCACGCCCTCGGCGATACCCGCGAAAAGGTCTGTGAACGGTGCAAGCAGCGTCTTGCCAAGCCGGGACGATGCTGCTGCCGTTGCGTCGAACGCATCGTCAAGACGTTGGAACGATGACACGTCCATGTCGCTCATCGTGCCGCCCAGCAAGTCGATCTGTGCCCGTGCCTCGTCGAGGCCAGCCAGCCCGGCAATCGCATCGGCACCACCCTTGCCAAACAGCTTGAGTGCGAGTGCATTCCGATGTGCCGAGTCTTCCATGCCGTTGAGTGCGTTGGCGGCTTTCTCGATCAACTGCTCGGGGCTGCTGCTCTGAAGTTCTTCCTGCGAGATTCCAAGCTGTGCGAACGCCTCGGCCTGCTCCTTCGCACCATTGCGAGCGGCATCAGTCGCTACCGAGAACTTGCGGGTGGCCTTGGCAAGATCCTCAATTCCCATACCGGCGTTTTCCGCCGCAAGCTTGATGACCTCAAGCTCCTGATAGCTCACGCCCATCTGCGTCGCAAGCTGCGAGTTCCGTTCGACCTCGGCACCAGTGGCACCAAGGGCAGCGGCGAGCTTTGTCGCACCGACCACGACCGCGGTGATGATGGCCCCAATGACCATCAGCTGCGGAGCAATTGCCATGAGCGACGACCCGCCGGACGCGAACGCATTGCTTAGTCCGCCGGCAATGTCGCTGAACATTGTTTTCAGCCCGGCACCGAAACCGCCGCTGAATCCAGCCATCATCTTCTTCATGCCGCCGCCGAACGTGTCGAGAGCACGGGCCGCTGCGCCGATCGGGCCGGGCATCCCGCCGAACGCCTGCCCAAGCGTCTGGGCCTGCGGCACAGTGCCCGCCAACGCGTCTTCGGCTTTCTTGCTCGCGCGGGCAAACGTCTCCTGCGAGATCGCACCCTGCGATAGCATCGTCTTAAGCTCGGCAAGCTCTTGGTCGTATCGCTCGGTGGCAGTGAGGTTTGATTGCGTCACGGCCTTGCCACGCTCCATCGCAGCAGCGAGAGCCTTCACCGCCGGATCAGCGGCTTGTGTCGCGCGGGTGAAAGTCTCCTGCGAGATTGCACCCTGCTCCAGCATCGTCTTTAGACTTGCAAGCTCTTGGTCGTACTTCTCCTGCTCGGTCAAGTTTGCCTGCGTCACCGACTTGCCACGCTCCATCGCAGCGGCGAGAGCTTGGGCGGCGGGGTCAGCCGCAGCCATCGCGGCCCTGACGTGCTCCACCGACGCCGCGTAGTTCTCGTCGTCAACGATGCCCATCTCTAGTGCGGCATCGAGCGACCGCAGCTGCGCCTCGTACTTCGCCGTCGCCGGCTCCGATCCTGCCATGATCGCCCGCGACTCTTGCAGCACGCGATTGAATTTCTGCTGGTCTGTCTCCGTGCCGTTGATCGCGCCGGGCAGCGTGGCGATCGCGTTGCGGTACTGCTCTGCCGAAACCTTGCCCGAGAGAAAGTCCGCACGATTCTCCGCGAGGCCAGACCGCAGCCGCTCAAGCGCTGGAGTCGCTGCCTTGGCCGCTGCGACGACGTGGCCCTCGGCCTCGGCAAGTTGTTCGGCAGACATCCCCGCGGCCGCCTGCGAGCCTCGTAGGGCCTCCAGGCCTGACTTGATCCGGTCGGCTTCGCTGACGGTGGTCTTGAAGCGAGTCTGCAACCGGCCGTACGACGTGCCAAACGAGTCAACGCTTGTCGTGCCGTTGGCGAGGCCAGCCGCCAGCGTCGCCATCTTCGCTGCAAACTCGCTCTGCGACGCGGCGGTGCGCTTCGCCGACGCTGCAAAGTTGCCGAACCCGCTGACGGATTGACCGATGGCACCAAGCAAGCCCGACGCCGATGCCGTGAACGTCGCCCTGACCGAACCAATTGCGTCAGCCATCGCCGCCCTCCGGTGTCAACGGCTGGAATAGCCCGCCGAGTTTCAGCAACTCTTTTTGAATGTCCGCCTGATCCATCGGCCGGTCGTAATACACCGGCATAAAGTTCCGCTCGTCAACGTCTTTCGCTCCAGCCGTCCACGCCATCACGCTGGCAATCGTCGCCGTCTGCCGCCAACTCTGCCCCCACGGCTCGTGAATGTAGTACCCCTGCCACTCCGCGAGTTCAGCAGCGTCGCATCGCTGAAGCAGTTCCTTCACCGTGCAGCCCAGTGCCAGGGCGAGACGGAAATAAAACTTGCGTGAGACGTGGCCCTCTCGCGGAGGGCGGTCTAGTTTTTTGCTGCTTCCTCCACCGTGCCCGACTCAAAGCCGTTGAGCCGCATGCACTGCTTGAAAAGCCGCTCAATGACCAGTGCCGACTTCTCGCCGAGCGCGGCAAGTTCCGTGTCGTCGAACAGCGGCTTGCCGTCAACGTCGCACAGGCAACGCCGCAGCATCTTCAGTTTGTATTGCGGCAGCAGCTTGTCCTCGGTGGACTGCCACTCCCGCTCAAACGACTCGCGCTCGGTGCCGCTCATCACGCGGAGCAGAACGGAGTCGCCCCACTCAGGCACGTCGATGTCTTTCGTCAAGCGATCATCAACGGCAAGAATCTGTGCTTTGGAAAGTGCCATGCGTACTACCTCTGTGTGTTATTGCCACGACCTGCGGAAAGTGTAGCTCACGCGCATAAGGTCTCCGACCTTTGCGGTGCACTTCATACTCTCCATCACGGCGCAAGGAAAGTTGATCGACCATCCTTGACCGCTTGCCATCAGCGGCCCCTTGCTGCCAACGGCGGCGGTGTTAAAAAACGTCGCAAACGCCGAGACCGACATTTTGTGGTCGCACGCCGTCTTCTCAAAGATCGGCATATACCGACCGGCCTCGTCGATGGCCCCGCTGCTCAACGGGTGAATCTCGCGCAGCGGCGAGTTGAAATCGGCGTCAATGTCGGTGATCCTGCCCAGCGTTGAGCCGTTGAACGTCAGCCAGACGCCTTGTGCTGTAATCACGTCGGCGTACTCCTGTGATCAGTCAGGAGCCCCGCCGAGCTTGAACGTCATCGAGAGCTTGACGACTTCGCCAACGGCGTACTTCACGCTGACTGCGGTGCAGACCGCGTTGCCCGACACGCTGCCAAGCGACGTGGCAAGCGCACCCTCGGCCCCAACCACGGGGTACGCCTCTGCTGACGAGTACAACGCCTCAACCTTGACCTCGTCACCGTCAAGTAGCTGCGACGGCTCGTAGCTGCGCGGGCTTCCGTCAGCCGCCGAGAGCGTGCTGGTGTCAATCGTACCGGCGGCTCGACTCACGTCGATGCCGGTGAGGTGCCCAATGGCACCAGCAGCAAAAGAAAACGTTGCGCCTTGGGACGATGCTACGACGGGATCAGGCATGGTCGGAGACTCCTCAAAGAAATTAGGTGGCAGAAAGCTTGAACGTCGCCGAGCCCTTGATCAGATCGCCAACCGATGCCTTGACGCTGGCCTGCGTGCAGATTGCCTTGGTGCACAGAGCCGTGTTCGCCGAAGCAAAGCTTCCGGTGAGCGTAAACGATGCCTTCGTACCGACAGCCGGCAGCGTTGCGCCGATAAAGTCGACCTTCACTTCGGGCGAGTCAGACAGCGCGGCCTTCTTGAACAACCGCTTTTGCCCGGCCACAACGCCGAGGTGCGAGACGTCGGTCTGTGCGGCGGAGGCCGAGACGTCGATGCTCGTGATCTGAGCCGACAAACCGCTGAACGTGAAGCCAGCGGTACCCTGCGAGGACGTGACAGTGCTGGTGGTTACGGGCATCCTTGCCACTCCTGTTTATTCGGTGATGCGGATCGAAAACGTCTGCGACAGTGCGTATATCGGGGTTGCCTTGCCGTCCACTGGCATCGCTACCTCGTCCGACTCAGCGGTCTGAACCACACTCATAATTGTAGAACCGTATGCGTCGCCCGTGTATGACACGAGTACGGAGAGGACTGCCGCGCCAGCCTCGCGGGCGGCGACGTAAGAGTCGGCGTAGCACTCAACTTGCAATTCGGCCTGGCTCGCGTTGGTCGCTCCGGTGAGGTCAACCGTGTCGCGGCTTGTAGAGAGTCGGCGATACACCGCAAACGTCCGCAGCCCGTCGGCACCCAGCTTTGTCGCTCCTTGCGGAGCGAGTACGGGGTAGACCCGGTGGCCGAGCATATAGGCCGAACGTGGGTCGGTGGTCAGGAGCCAGTGCACAAACTTCTCGACAATGTTGGCGAGCATCAGTCCAGCCCTTTCTGACGGGCTTCGTCGATAGCACGGTCAAGCGCGACCTCAAGCTCCGCGGTGAGGATGTCGCGGCACGCGTTGGCCGTGGCGGAATACGCACGCCCAAGCGGGTGGTAGCCGCGGATGCCCTTCGCCCGCTTCGTGATCATCGGCCA